GTCTTTGTCGGCTAAGTAAGCATGCATTTGATTTGAAGCGATGTCAATTATTGCAGTAGCAGATGGTTCTGTTATGTCAAGTAATTCAACAATTGTTCTCCAATTTTGATACGGATAATCAGATAATACTCCGAATATGTCATTGCCTGTTAAATATGCAGGAGCTGATCCTGGATTATTCCTTAGTATCCTATCAACGTTTGATGTTGGACTAGTCGCTAATGTATTGCGGTATGACAATCCAATGATCGAGTGTACATTTCTTACGCCTTCATCTGCAGTAATGTATGGTGACTCAAATCCGTTGATAACACCTTTATCTAGATAAAAATTTGAGAAGAACGCTAGTTTAGGAGCTTTGTTTAACTTACCTTTAAAAATATTGGTTATTATAATATCTGCAGCATAATCTTTTATTATCTTATCATCCAATGTCTTATATATTAATTCATTCAGATGACGTGAGCAATGCTCAGGCATAAGTTTCTTTAACCCCTCAGAAACTCTAATGTTACCACCATCAGGATTAATGTCATTCTTTCTTTGAAAGTGTTTCAACCACATGACATTCAACTTATCACCATTTTGTTCAATCATTTGAGACACGAATTCCATTTTCGGTTTATTTGAACTGAGTGAAGCTACTAATTCGTTCAATACATTATATTCGTCTGAATCAATTGGTAAATAACGTCCGAATGACCGTATCTCTGGAGCCCTCAAACATATTTCCGGAGTACCATATGCGCATATAATCTTTGGCGTAGGTATAAATGTGAAGTTACCGGCCCTTAAACCATTCAACAACATCATATCACTGCAGAATTGTGTCATACAATCTTGTACGCTGCAATATCTTATCATCAACGTCATAGCCATATCATATAGTATGTTTACCTGCTCTAAGTAGCCTAGATTAGCGAAGCTATTCTTCTCTGAAGTCACACTATCCAAGTACACATCTAACGCTAAGTAACCTTTAAACACCCATATCTTAATATGTTCAGTGACATTATTTCCAACAACTGTACGTTTCTCTGAAATTTCAAGATGATTATTATCAGCGTGTTTCTTCATACAGCTTACAAATAATCGTGCAATTTCTTCCGTCAGTGGTGACCCATCCACAACTCTGACTGTTTCAACTGAATCATCACCTACTTTATTATCTGTGACCAATTCTAGCTTAGGTAAATTCAACTTATGAGCTATTATGTTATATTCCTCCACTGACATTGCGGAGTGGGATATGTTAGTGGTTGTATTCCTTGGTTGAGTAGTTAATTCCCCTGACTTGACACCTTCATTTTCACATACTAATCCTGGCATCTTATATTTAAGAGGCTTCTCAAACGACATCGCTGTAACTTCAAGCATATCTGCGAATGAAGCGTCTTTCAAATTAAGATCAATCAGCTCTTTATGACCCATTGAATAATGCGGTTTTACGGTACGAACTCCATCAGCGTGCGCTTTCGATATCTGACCCCATTGACTAGTGTCAAATTGACCAAAATCTTTAGCCACACAGAAATAAGACGTATCAGGGTTGGTAGTGACGGCTAATTCAGGAGCCATTACATCATGAGGTAATGCACCATGATATGTAGTTCCTATACGACCTTGTGTGCTCAAAGCACCCATATTGTCAGCTCGTGAACTTAATAATCTGACAGCTGGCAAAACCGTCATTAATGAAGTAGCGTATATAGTACCATAATTTGGCGTTATTATACGTTTAGCTCTAGTGCCTTTGACTAATCTAGAACCTGCATTCACGACTATATCTAAGTCCGTTCGCTTGAAGTCAGTGAAGTTATTCGGATGTGTCATAATATTTGCATTTTTACTCTTCAACTTAGCTTTTATCACCTTTGCCACTCTGTACTGGCCTGGAGTTGAAGTTTTAAAAACTGTAGATGAATTGACGTCACGACTCTGATACAACTCCGATTTATATCTAAATCTTCCTTCAACCGTCGCATGTATGTTAGTACTGCTAGCTGACGACGTACCACCTTTGAATAATATGTCTAATCTGTTATCCCTTCTTGCGCCTTGAGGATACTTATTCAAACCCTCTTTAACATATACTTTAGTATTCTCTTTTACTAAATCAATGAATGTAGGATCACAATTCGGGTTCAACTCTTTAGTTCCATTGAATTGCTTAACCATAGCTGAAGCTGAATGTGATCCAGTATACCCACAATATGATAAAGCTATTCTGTTGAGTTTACCTTTCTTGACGTTCTCACGACTAATATCAGCACTAATCATGCGTTCGGTTATTGCAGCCATTTTAAATAACCCTTCGTCACGTAAACTTTTCAGTGATTCATCAATTAAGCTTTGATCTACTAAGTTGAAACGTGGTCCAGAATCTTGTACTCTTCTTATCGGTTTAAGTTCAAAATTAGTGGTACGGATGTCGACCATCGACCAAGACAAACCGGGTGATTTAGTTTTTGCAAACATATGTTGATTTAGATTACCAAATGATCCTCTGTTTTTATACGATTTGTACACTGGATCAATTATCATATAATCAAACCATTCATCCATAACCTCAAGAGATTCAGAATCAAGTCCAAACGCTTTCGTCTTCCTTAAGTGAGTCACAACCGCTTCGAACCTTTTGTGTGCAAGTAACGATTTGTTGACATTAATATTTGGGCCGTTAAAGCCGAAGAAGTCTTCACTCCCTATGAAGTATGAGAGCCATTTCTTAACTGCATCATTATCCGGCTTCAAGTGCGTCACCGCATATCTATATGGATTGCAAAAGAAGAACATTGGGGATTCATCTTGTATACGCTTAATCATCTCTTTTCTCAAACTGAAATTTCTAACCTCGTCATCAACTTTAATTTCAATACTTTCAGGTATAGATTCAAGCTCCCAAGCTCTAAGTATGTCGGGGTCACTTATACCATCTTCATCTTTCATTAATATATATACTTCACATTCCTTGATTATGCCAATATCTAGGAAATTGTTGTTTTTTGTCGGATGTTTGATATTATTGATGAAACGTTCATCAAATTGAATTAAATCAGCAGGAAGAATTTCATTTCCTGAGTCCAAATACCGTTGTATGATTATAGCGTAATCAATCCAACCGTAATCAAAATCAATCAATCTCTTCAACCTTTCATCCTTGATCATTGATTCATGACGGATTGAATCCAAACGTTCGGCTTTTGTCCAGTTCAGTAAAGTACCAAGTTTGACTTTCTTACCATTAACTTCTTTATATATGGTAGAATGAAATGGTAGATCATTAATTTTAGTACTGTCTTTATTGACGACATGATCTATTTGACTTTCAGTGTAAAACGTTTGTAAATTCTTAAAATGGTTTTCCTCAAATTGATTCAAAAGATCCACTTCTTCTTTCAAGTATTCTTCAAACTTTCCTTGAATATCCATTCC